TTTAAGTAATTTAAACAAGGCGTTGTATTTGGATTGTTCCTTTAAGTCCCATCCACTCTTTAGGACACCTCGTTTAAACGTTTCAAAAGGAGCTGGTTTTAAAGGCACAAGACCAGAAACTTGCACGATTGAATCGTATGTCATAAGTTTAAAAGGAAATTTATGAGGGCTATCCTTATGACACGCCATGAACATCACCATCATTGTAATTAAAAAATGTATCCCAACAAAACGTAGCTTCCCTCAGAAAAGAAACTTTAAAATGTTCGTTGATGTGCTCTACCATATACCCAGTATGGTTAGGTAAAGTCATAACAAACTTTTGAAAGTTCTTATACTCCTCCAATGTTAGTGTCCTTGTCTTGTTGTTGTCAATCATGTCCGACATTATACCATATCTCCTTTGTAAAGTCCAGAACTATTATTGTCCTGCTAAATATCTCGTTTCCACCACGTAACAATTCTGTTTAAACGTTCTGTCGCAAACACTAAATGCAACAATAAAACACGCTAACATAAAAAACAAATAAATAAAATCCCTACCATTAAATTGCGGTGTCATGCTCCACCTCTACAGTATAAATCAACAAGCTTCTTTCCTGTTTGTGCTTCACCGAAAGTGTGTATGGTCTTTCCTTTTTTCTTCCTAACAATCAATCCATTATTGTATTGTATATCTGTCACACTACTATTGGCTGTGTCTTGTGGTCTATCATCATACCACATGGAAGAAAGGCTGTGTACATGAACCCATTTAGGAATTACTGCCCACTTCTCTGCTTCTAACAGTAGCTTTTGTTGATATACTACGTCATCATGCTCTGTCATCATACTCCTCCTCTCCTAACACGTCCTCACTATACTCATTTGTGTCTATAATTGGAGCGTTATCATAGTAATCATCTACAACATCATCAATATTTATAATTCTTTTTGTATCATCATTCATATTTATATCCTTTTTAATATTTTAATTATTTAATTTATCTTATTATTATAATTATTTGTTTGATACCCTGAAAAAGTTAAAAGATTATAACATTTTTTTAAAGGTAAGTCAAACACTTTCTCATTTAATTGATGTTGTTTAAACATCTTCTTCTATTGGTTTTATTTGAAATGCCCAAGCCCAATGACCATTATCTAAATCAATTATTTGGTTGCGTTCTTCTATGTGCCACCAATCAATCTCATCTACCGCCACTCCGTCTTTACTTCCGTTAGAATAATTAACCTGTATGCCATTTACTGTTGCTTCTTTGTATGCTTCCATACCAAAGCCACCACTCCACATCACCTCATCTCCTACTCTTAGTGTATCACTCATCATCTTTCTCCTTTTTCTTTTTATTATTTTTCTTTACTACAGTTAGTTTAGGTTTGTTTCCCTGCTTGTTAATCTTGTTAAAGAGTTCTTCATCCATATCAAACTCAACAAACATATCTACATTACCTCCGTCTAATGTCCAAGTATCTATAATCAATTCCCCTGTTGAGTCATCAATATAAATAACCTTATCGTTTATAGTTATATAAACTACTTCATCTGTTTTCATATCTATAATCATATTACCTCCGTTATCTTATCCAACACTTATATCCTGTGCATTTGTCTAATGTATCTCCACAATGCTCACAATATTCTTCGTTCTGTTTAAACATATCCTGTTGATAGTCATTAGCCATATCTTCTAGCTCCTGTGATGACATACCATTAGTTGCATGATGAGATAGAAACTTGATTAACAAATCTATAATCTCGTCTTCACTATTATCCTGAACATAATATTTATCATATACATATTCACAACAATCATCTAACAAATCTGGTCTGTCTGGCATTTGCCATAGTTTGTTTAAACGCTCTCTTATCTGAGTTAGTTGTTCAGTTTTTAGCCAATCATTATCCATTAGTTTATTCCCTCCACTAAGTCCCAATCCTCTGTGAATACTTGTTCTTTAGCTGACCATTTCCAATCAGTCTCGCCTTGATTCCCCTCGTATTCTCTCATGTCTCCATTTTTAAATTCAATATAAAGCGTACCATATTTAACATAGTAATCGTCTACCTCATTAAAGTCAACCTTTAATTCTTCTAAATCAAAAGTAATTGGTGATTCATATATACACTCAATATATCTTGCCTTGTCACTATCTACGTTCATTACTTTCCCTCCTTCATAAAATTTTCTCTATAACAAACAGCACAATAATAGTTGTCGTTCCTTTTAAATACTGCTCTAATCTTACACCTTATCGTGTTGCATTTAGTCATCTGACACCTCCTCTAATTTATCTTCATAAAAATACACAACAGCTACAGTTCCTTTTGTTGCACTCTCGTGTACAC